AAGTTAAAAATTATTGTATATTACGCAAAAATAATATAGATGCAGAAGCTTTTATAGATTTTTATGAAAGTAAGAATTGGCAAATTGGTAAAAACAAAATGAAAGACTGGAAAGCTTGTGTAAGAACTTGGGAAAGAAGAGAAGTAAAAAAACACACAATGGGGAAATTACACTCACAATTAAATGAATGGCAAGAAGCTAAAAAGCTATTACAATAATGACAAAAACAGAGTTCTATAATTTGCTTCTAAAAGAGTTAAATGATATGCAGGATTATGTGTTATGTCCTATGGATATTTTAGATACTGTCGAAAATTACATGGAATATTATGTAACCCAAGAAGTGAACAAAAGAATAGATGAAATAGATGACACTATTAAAAGTATTAAATTATGAAAACATTAAAGAACGAAAACTTACAAGAACTAACTGAGAAGGTCTTAGATTTAATTGCTACCACAGGAGTAGAAATAGGACACAAAACAGATAGGGAAACACTAGCTAGTCTTAGTAAAATATTTGCAAAAGATCTTATGAGAGAAAAGAGATTTGGGAACATGACCTTTAATCAAGTGCAAGATGCTTTTCATCAGGGCGTTAGATTTGGAAAGGACGAACCTTTTTTAAATATTAGAACATTTTACAGATGGACTTATGCCCATAAAAAAGTAATAGATAATGCTTATTATGAAGTGCATACATTAGG